GTTATCTTCAGTTAGCATTGTTGCGTGTTGGTCATCTACTGCTAAATTTGAATCATCATAAGGTGGATATGAAACAGTATCATCTTGAAAATCTTTTTTTGGATTGGCAAATGTTCCGATAACACGATTGAATTTATCTGATTTACTTTCACCTTGCATTTTAACTTCACTAACAACATTATCTTTAGTTAGTAATAGTTGTGAACTTCCAGTACCCTCAATAATAACTTTGTATTTTCCTTGTATATAATTAAAGATTGCTCTCATAGGAACTAGCAACTGTCTAACATTGTCAATTAATTTTTGTTCACTATCTAAAACAGCATGAGTTTGAAATAATGGTACTTTTAAATCACTTGCTAAACCATCTGTAAATCTATCAGTTAAAACTGTACTATAACTACCACCAGATAATTTCCATTCAAAAGTTAATGAAGAAGTTGAGTTAGAATTTCCATGATAAATAATAATAGGATAAGACTGTCCTGAAACCATAGAAACACCAGAACTTTCAACTAATGCAGAATCATGTAATCCTGAATTATTAACTTTTAAATAACTTGAAATAGATGAATGATTAAATGTAGGTGCATTTTCTAATATATTAAATAGACTTGATATTTCTTGCCCAGCAGTACCTACATAAACTAAAGAAGAATCTTTTGCTGTTGTTTGAAATAAATAAGAACCAGTTGTTGTAGGATTAAAATAACCATAATAAAGTTTTGATTTATAACTTTGTGTAGTTTTAGCAGAAATAGCAGTTACTGTTTCTTCTGGTGGATTAGAAACTGTGTCATTGTCTAAATGTGATGTTGCTGTTGTTCCATTTACACCTCTAGTGCAACCAGTAAATGTTGTTGATGTTTTACCAGTATAAGAAATTATTTCAGAATTAATAGTTATTTTTCCTGTTGATGTAAATTTTGATGTTGAATCTACAGTAATAGTAGTTACCGAATTATTAATTGCACCATCTAAAAAAGTTGTTGAGTCTGTTGTTAATGATCTTGATTTAAAGTGATATAAATTATCATTAAAATAATCAGTATAATTTTCTAATCTTAATCCTGCTGAATTTGAAGCTGTGGAATCAACTGCTATAACTTCTGCGTCTGCTGTGTTTGCTGAAGTTTTAAATGATTCATAATTTGTTTCAAAAGCATCATTAGGAACTCCTTTTCCATATCTGCTATTTCTTAAATAATCTAAAAGTATTAATGATGAATTTGAAGAATAAGCCCAAGTTGTTGGGTCATCTTGTCTATGAGAACCAGAACCACCTTTTGTTGAATCTAATCTTGGGTCATAGATCTTTTTCCCTTTAAGAGTAACTCTAACTTGTGGTGTACCACCAAATTTGTCTTGGTTAAATTTAAACCTTAAAGCAACATAAGCAATACCAGATAATTTGTGATTTGAAGTCCAGTTAGTAGTTTCATCAAGCAAAGAAGATACTGGTTGATTGTCTAATCCATAAAATGCTTGAATTGATATTAAACTACCATCTTTATAAAAATTTTTATCTTTATCGCTTACTTCTCTTAATGTTCCATCAGTTAATGCACCATCAAATATAACTAATTTATCATCAACGTATATTTCATCTATTGATGTAATTCCTGCCCCACCACCTTCGCAAAGAACTCCAGCAAAATAAAGATATTTATTATCAGAACCAGAAGTCTCAACAAATGTTTTTATAATTCCTAATTGTCTAGTACCATAAACAACAGGAATAGGATTGTTATTAGAATCTTTATTTACTAAAAAACCTTGTGATTGTTGTTGTTGCCCAGATGGTGGTTTAGGTGCAAGTACATAGCTTATAGCTGTTACTATAACGAAATTTATAATTGCTGATATTATTGTTGGTTCTGGCATATATGAAATTCTCTTTTAAATTTTTGTGATCTTCTGTAAATGTTAAGATTTTCGTCTGCTCTTATCCAGTTTACAGATTGATTAATTTTTATTCTCTCTTTGAAATATTCTATAACCCATTTCATTATTTCTTTAACATGACTTTTTGCAAGAACTTCAATTACCCAAATATTATTTCCACAGTTCCATTCATTAGCTTTTAATCTACATGACATTTCAAATCTTTGTTGTACATTATCACTAAGATAAGCCCAATTAGTAAAACCTACATCTTGATTTCCTACTCTATGAATTTGGTACTGATCTAAGTTTAATGAAGGTGTCAGCATTTTAACTAATTCTTCGTAAGAATATTTATCAAATCTTTTAAATTGTCTATGTAGATGAACTACTCTATATAAATCATTCATTATTTCTTACCCCATTTTATCTGAAGTGCAGTCTTACTTGCAAACTCCATGCCTTTGTCGTTTGGAAAAAAAAGTTTTTGAGAATTGTCTGATGTTCTTCTTCCTGATGTTCTTTCAAAATCTGCCCAATGTGAAGCGATTACAATATTAACAGTAGATGTAGTTGCGTTTTCTTCTAATGTAAAATTAGATATTCTTCCGTCAAATAAAAGAAATGGGTCAGCTATTAATGCCTGAGAATCATCTAAGAAACCTCTATACACTTTTGCAGGTTTGTTCATATAGTTATTGTTAAGCAATAAAGAAATAATTGTTAAGTCTGCACCTGAGAATTTGAGTGTAAGATTACTAACTGATACATCAGCATCTTCTTGAACTTCAGAACTTCCTAAAAATAAAGATGAAGCTGTGTAGGTGTTTCCGTCAAAGGTTAAATTTTTATAATGATCTGTATAGTAAGTTCCTGTGCCTATTCCTAGATAAACAAGTTCAACTGGGTTTAGTTTATTTGTTGCTATCTCTGCTAATACTCCAGCACTTAATGATCTTGTCATTACAATACCTCTATAAGATCAACTTCGTATTGAAAATAGTTTTCTGTGCCAATAGTAAATTCTTGAATATCGCCAGTTAAGCCAACTGTAAAATCTACATTAGAATAAATTAATACATTATTGTCAGCTACGTTTGATCTTAATGGTGGTTCAAATGTTAATGTCCCTGCACCAGAACCATTAGATGATACATCTGCCATAACCATATAAACTTTGTTCTGATTAGTAAATCTAAAATAATCTCCAGCTTTAAATACTCCTGTTGTGCTGTTAGCCATACCATCTATTGAACAAGATGTAGCACCAGCACTAATCGCACCATTTACAGCAATAGTTCCAGTAGCAACTCCTAAAGGTGCTGATATTGTTGGTGGCACATATTGAAAAGACTCTAATTGTGATCTTTGTTTAAGTATGAAAGCATTAATAGGTGCAAATTCTGCTCTAGTCATAACTGGAAATCTTAGTCTTAATCTAAATCTTTGACCGTCTATTTGTCTAGCTTGTCGTCTGCCAGATGCAGTTGTTGTTACAATAGTATTTTGATTTGTGCTTATAGCTACATCTCTAGGTGCTGGACTTGATGGGAATGTGCCACTCATACTACGTTAGATTTTCCTTTTTTATTAGCACCTTGATTAACTAAGTTAATTATGGTTGCTCTATTATCAATTAATAATTCTTTAATACCTCTAACATCATTTGATTGAATATTAAATGTTATATTACTTCCTGTTCCTGCTAGATCGTGATTAGGCACAATAGTTCCACTTGTTGAAGGCACAAATAATTCTCTACCTCGTTCTCCAACTGTTATTGGCATACCACCTCTAACAGCACCACCTTCTGCTTCCATAACTGGATTGTAAAAATTAGGTGCATCTAATGGTACACTTCCACCACCAGCAAATGCGTTAAATCCTATTTTTAATAAAGAACCAAAAAATCCACCCCCACCGGTACCACCAGCACTTGAAATACTAGCTTGTGCTATTTTTTCTTTTGTAATCATTTTTTCAAGAGCCAATTCAAGAGTTTTTCTTGCAATAATTTCAATAGAGTTTTTAAGAATAGCTATTAGTAAATTTTGACCTATATTTTTAAATGTATCTGCTAATGATTTACCAAGAACTATTGACTCTGCTAATTTTTGAGAAAAATCTCCAATACCAGCATTAAGAGTATCTGTTATTGTTTTTGTTAAACCTGCTGTTGTTGTAAATGAATCATTAATTTTATCTAATTTGTTTTGATTATCCTCAATAACTCTTTGAAGAACTAATTGAAAATCTAAAAGAGGTTTTGGTTCTTCTTCTTTAGTAGGTAGTCCAGTTGATCTTCCAGTTATTTCAGTTGGTGAAGTAAATGTGCCAGTAATACCAACTTTAGCATTTTTAGTTCTACCAAGTAATAAATCAAATGCTTTATTAACATCATCTATTTCTTGTTTAATTGTAAACTTTAAAGCATTAGCAACATCTTTAGCAAACTTTATAAATCCTGTTCCAGTATCTACTGTTGCACTAGTTAATTTGCCTAAAAATTCTAAAAGAGCATCTCCTTCTGTCGTTAGTGATGAAAATGATTCAGCTAAGTCATTAATAGATTTAGTTAATCCTTGATCTCCAATTTTCTGTAATACTAAGTCTGATTCTTTGCTTATTCTTGATAAAGCTACTGATAAATTTTTTGCTCTTTCTTCTGTAGCCCCAGCAAACGATTTTTCCAAACCATTTATTAAAGCTTCTAGTATTTTATTAGCCCCTCTACTTGTTTGAGCAAATTTCTCAATTCCATCTTTAGATAATCCTAATTCAGTTTCTAATATTTTAAATGCTGGTATTCCTTTAGCAACTAATTGATTTAAACCTTGTAATCCTAATCCACCTTGAACTCCTTTAGCAAATAATCTTGTTAAATCATTTAATGTATCTAATTGATCTGTTGATGCTGAAGCAGTATCAGTAAATACTTTTAAAAGTCTTTCAGTAGGTGTTATTCCAGCAGTAGATAATGTTATAAAAGAATTAGCTAAATCTTGAACTGTAAATGTAGATCTTTTAGTAGAGTCAATTAAGAAGTTTAATACTTGTGTTCCATTTTCAGCAGAACCTGTAACTCTTGATAATATAGTTTGTAAGTCTTGGAATTTTCTAGTTTGATTTACTACCCCAGTAATAGTAGCACCAGTAGCAAAACCTAAAATTGCACCTTTAATACTTAAAAAAGATGCTGTTAGATTATTAGACTCTCTATTTGTTTGTTTTAAATTATTTTGAAGATCATTAAATGCTTTCTTGGTATTGTCTATTGCATTAAGTTTTATATTTAGTTGCTGATCTGCCATAGTGTTGTTTTTCTTTTTCTGCCTTCACTTTAAAGTAAGCTATCCAATAATAAAACTCATCTTGGGTTAGCAAGAGAATTTCTTCCATACTTTTGTTTAATTCCTGACCAAGAGCAAGTATGGAAAATAACTCCGTATCAGATCTTACTTTTTTTCAGCTTCCTCGTAAGAAACACCAGATAACATTTCTGTTGCAACTTTTGTTATAACATTTGCATCAGCATTATTCAATAATGTTAGCTTGTCATCTAGCTTAAATATTTTATTTCCTTCTGAGTCTTTTGCTTTTAAAACGATTGCATCTACCAATACTCCTAGATCATCATTCTTAGCACCTTTAAATAGGTTTCTTTTTTCACCAAGTGTAAATGGTGAGCAATATATTATTAAAGGTTTGCCTTCC